GGCTGTGTCAAATTGCATCCTTGCTGTAAGCCGCCGCAAAAGTTGGAACTTCAGCGACGCGAAAAGTGAAAGTCGGAACTGATTCCACCTTTTGCGTCGTTTTGTCACGTCCCAGAGGGGAACGCAGGCGCCGCCTCGATGACACCTGAGCCGCTTGCTGCAACTGATCGCAGCGAGGCGCGCCAGGTACGCCAAGCAGCCGGAACAGGGACACCTGATTCGAAGCAGCGAAGAACTGTGATGTCGCTCTTTTGCAGCAGGTCCTGAGCCTGGGCGATCAGTTCCAAGCGAGTCTTCTCGGCAATTTCAGCCGCACTCGGGCCAGGGTCTGATGTCAAATAGCCGTCAGGCGGTGCAATACCGCGTTCGGATATTTCGTGTTTGGTGCGCTCAGCCGTCCAGTAAATAAAGCCGAAGTAGTCCGGCACGATAGTCCACATGTCGCCCACGCGCTGCGGAATCTCATGCTCTCCAAATAGTGGAGGGGCATCTGCATATGCGCCAAACGGTGGCATCCATCGGCCTTCTTCCTCGGGGTCGAGAAAGCCAAGAACGGGGCCCACGTAATAACCAGAATCATCCGTTTGGTAAAAGGTTGGTCGTGTCATTTTTCACCTCACTTATAACGAATTTGCGGAAACATGACGACAGATCGAACAGTATTTTCTGAGCTACCGGCGTAGTCGGTGAATGGCACGTAACCACCATTGTTGTATCCATCGCTGGACCTGTTGCCACTGCGTGAGTAATCACCTTCTGCCCATTCAGACCTGATGTTTTCTCCATGGCGGTGAATCAGGACCTGGTCAGGCATGTATGCGCCCATCAGCACACTGGTGTTGGTCGTGTAGGTGCCATCGCCGTTGTGATACGACTTGATGACCAAACCGGGGATCTTCGGCACGCGGAACGTGGTGCCATTTACTCCGCCCCCACCATAGCTAAAGCAGCCTGGGCGGCTCCCGAACACCGCATCGGTTACCAGTGTTCCTGATGCTTGGGCGAATGCCCAGAGTTTGGCGTAAGCCCCCACCCGATTTACTTCAACCCCAAAAACTGGTAAATGGTTTACGCTGGCCTGCATCGCTGGCACGTAGGAGATTTTGCCAATTTCGCCTTCAAAGTCAGCAGCCAACATGAAGCTGGCCAGCAAGAGTTGGAGCATTTGAGCATTGTTGTTCGGGTCCAGCGCTGCTCCCAGGCCCTCGATGACGTTAGCGATTTCCTCCTGCACGGAATCATGCCAAGTTTCAGTCAAGAACGTAGCAGCCGTATTTGTAGAGGGGTTTCCACCTTGAAAACCATTCTTTCCAGGCCCGAACTTATTCAGGTGGACATTGCTTGAGTCGATGCGGCGCATTTATAACTCCAAGTTGAAAAACACCAGTCCCAGGGTATGGGCTGGCTTGTAGCGCGAGATTGCGCAGTAAATGGGCTCATTCCCCCAGCGCCGCAGTGGTACATCGCAAGGGCTTGCACAGGTTGCAGGTTCAATCAGCAGGGCCTGCGGGACTTTCAACACCCAAACAAACCGCCAGTCACCTTCTGAATAAACAGCCTCATCACAGGGGCTCACACAGGTGGCTGGACCAATCTCATGCACGCTGGCGCCGATATAGCCCAGCCGCTCAGCAACAGCCACCATCTGTGCGGCGGCCAGGTTGCCGCGCGCCGTGATCTTGGTGACCACATCGGCACGGCGGCGCTCAATGGATGAACTCAGGCCCGCGCAGGGGTCGGGCAGCGAGTAATTGCGCTCCCAGTCGGGCAGCGAGAGTTGCGTGGCGGCTGGGTCGTGCTCGACGCGCACCTGGTCGGCTGAGCGCAGTGCTTCGACCAGGGGCGCGGCCATCACCTGGGCCTCTTCCTGGACCGTCTGGGCCAGTGGGTCGTATGACACCGGAGGCAAGGCGCGCAGCAGGGCTTCGACGAGCGTCATGGCTTACTCCGTGAGCGCGATCGTGCCCAGCTCCACCATCTCTATGGTGCTGCCGCTGACGGTCGGGGTGATGTTGGCCACGGGGCTGGACAGCACCACATCCTTGACGCCGACGACGTTGACGATGGCGGCCACGAGTCGGGCAAAGTGGAGCGTGTCACCTGGTGCGAGGTCGTAGAAGATGCGGGCCAGTGCGCTGCCGATGGCCGGGAGTACTTGGGCCAGGCTCACGCCAGCATCCAGCACCAAGGTGCCTGCGATGTTGACCACGACCGGCGTGGGGCCCACCGCGAGAAAGCCCGTCGGGCCCAGCCCTGCAGGCTTGAGTGCATCGATGTAGACCTGCACGTCGGCCAGCAGCTGCGCGCTGGGCAGGCCGTTCACGGGCATCGGCACCAGATCCACGGTGCCCAGGCCTCGGCGCAGGGGGAACACGAACGCGCGCCGCACACCTGGCACCTCCAGCGCCCAGACCTTGTAGTCGTTTTCGTTGCCGCCTTGGGCTGGTTGGCTTTGCACGGCCAGGAGGCGCTCCAGCAGTGCGGCGGCCGTCTCTGCATCTGACCCACCGGACATGGCCAGCACGATCGCAGTGGCCACGCCACCAGGTGCGCCGTTGAGCTGGGCGGCCGTGGCCGTTGTGACGTTGGCCGCCTGGCCAGCCACCGCGGCCACCGCAGCCACATCCACCGAGCCGGAGCCACTCACCGTGGCTGCAGCCGTGGTGACATAGCCCGCCACCGTGGTGGCCACCGCCTGGCCAGCTGGTATGACCGTGCCAGGTGTGCCCGTGAAGCGCACCTCGCCCACCGCCACGCTGGACACCTTACGGGGCACGCCGCGCTGAGCCGCCACCTTCTCCAGCACGTCCTCGTCGCACAGATCGGGGAAGGCCTGGCGCCACACCCACACCTGGTGGGCGTAGAGCCCTTCAGCCACACCAGCCACGGCGCAAGCCCGTACGTAGTGGTCGCTGTCGGGCCCGGTTGACGCACCAGGCTGAAGGTTGAGCACGCCCAGCAAGTACTGGTCTCTGATCTGCTCGAAAGTAGGGACTTGAAACGGCATTGAAACCTCGTTTATGCGACGGGGACGTGGTGCACAAACACGACCTGCTGGCCTGCGGCATCGACCACCGTGATGTGCAGTGCCAGGGCCTTGGATGCGTCGTCCATGTCCTTGGCCACGGCCTCGACCTCGATGGAGGACGCGCGGCCGTCGTCCAGCAATGGCTGCAGCGCCTCAATGGCGTATTGCTCGGCGATCAGCGCTGTGTTGGCCAGGGCCTTGGCACGGCCCAGCAGCTCGTGCAGGCGCGAGCCCATGCCAGGGGCAGCCCAGTACGAGCCCAAGGGTGTCATCAAGCGCAGGTAGACCGCGTTGGCCAGGCCATCAGCAGGGTCGCGCACCAGGTCGGTGTTGCTGCGCACGTAGGCGCGGGTGAGGGGGTCGATGTAGGCGTCCATCACATACCTGGCGTTGGTGTTGGGCTGCTGCCGTGGGTGTGGCCGTTGTAGGCGTTGCGCATCTGATCCATCGACTTGCCGCCCGAGCTGGCCTTGTCGGTGATCGTGCCCACGGCAGTCAAGTTGCCGCCCACAGCCAGGTCGTGTGTGGTGCGCACCATGGGGGCATCAATCTCGACTTGCACGCTGGCCTTGACGCTGATCTGCCCGTTGCGCTTGAGCCAGACGTGGTCGCCGTCCTGGTTGTAGAGCGCCACCTCACCGGCCGCCACACGCAGCCGGTATGCGCCATGCTCGGTGGCCAGGATCACGCTGGCACTGGTGCGGCCACCCAAGGGCAGCACGATCACCGTCGAGCCTGCGGGCGGGGCGCTCGTGCAGCCGAACTGTTGGAACAGCTCCAGTCCACCAATGGCCTCGCCTGCCAGGCCGTCAATGTTGGCGAGCTGGATGGGCTTGCTGGTGTCGATCTGGCCCAGCACCCCGCGGAAGGCGCTGCGCACGCCTTGCTGCATGCGGGCCATCAGATCCTTGATCTGGCGGGGGCTCATTGGGCACCTCCGCTTGTCAAGTCAATGATGCGGCCGGGCTGGTCGGCCTTCTTGTGCGTTTTGCCATGGCGGCGCAGCGTCTTGGGGTGGGCATCCAGGACCCATGCGCCGTCTTCGCGCAGCGACAGTGTTGTCATCTGAGGCAGGCCAGAAAATCGCCGGGCCATCACGAAGAAGACGCCATCAATACCCAGGTCCTCAATGACCGCACGAACGCGCTGGCCAGGCGTCCACAGCGCACCCGATGCAGTGCGGTGGCCACGCATGGTGATGGACAGGCTGTAGCCACGCACCCGAGCATCGCTGATGACCTTGCGGGCCCGTGCTGCAGCGATCGTGCTGCTCGTCGCTTCATGGTCAATGACCAGGCGGGGACGGTACACGCTCACCCCGGTATCTTTGACGGTGGCCTTGATGTCATGGCGCCCCGATCGGGCGGCTGTGGCATGCGACTGGCCCAGCACCGTCACCTCGGAATAGCGCTCGTGCAGGCTCTCTGTCTCGCTGGCTTCGACCACGTTGTTGCCCTGCCCATCGCGGCGCACGATCAGCGTGTCCACAATGGGCTTGCTGTAGTCGGGGCCGCCCACCACGAGCGTGCCGTTGGGCTCAAACCAGGGCCAAAGGCCATTGGCCTCGGCTGCACGCTGCAGCGCGCCCCAGGCTGTCTCGCCGGGCTCGATGGCCACGCGATCGCGCGCGATCGTGGCATCAGCGTCGATGCGCACCTTGGTGATGCCCATAGGCCGCACGATTTTGGCAACCACCTGCTCCAGCGTCAGCTCTTGCGCGGCGAAGATGGGCGCGCTGCAGTCGAGCAGCTGGGCAGCGCCATCGCGGCCGCGAAGGTCTAGCCCTTGCGAGCCCTTGCGCACCGTGTGCGATCGCGTGTCGACCTGGCCGGTCATCACCAGCTCGCCGCCCACGCGAATCTGAGCCAGCACGCCACGCCGCACTTCGATGGGCACCTGCAGGTCGCTCTGGTCCAGCGACACGGCCCACTCGTCGGCCGGGGTCAGCAGATCGGAGTCAATCTCGTAATGAGACCAGGCGCTTTGCGCCAGTCCACCAATGATGACCTCGACCCGGTCAGCGGTTTGGTCAGCGGGCATAGGCTTGCATCTCCTCACCCGCTTCGACCAGGACCTGGCGCCCCCAGCGATTGAGCCGCATCAGCTCGGGCGCACGCGTGGCGTCACCATAGATCGCGTGCGCCACCAGCCGGGCTGTGCCGCCCACGGGCGCCGTGCGCGTGATGATGGGCGGGTGCAGCTCCAGCGCGGCCCTGGCCGACTCCTGCAGCTCGTGCGCCGCCTGGGCGAGCACGGCCGCGATCTGGGCGCCGCGTTGCGCGTCCAGCGCGCTGCGTGCCGAGCTGATGGCCAGCTGTATGGCCGCACGACCGACTGCGGCCAGGCGCTCGATGTCGGCGCGCTCCAGCTCGCGCAGCTCAGACTCACCGGCCAGGATCATGGCGGCGGCGTTGGATGTGGTCGTGGCGTTGAGCACCCGGCCATGAGCCGTCAGCGCTGCGCTGACAGCCAGGTCCTGCGGCTCGGTGCTCACGGGCGTGACGGTGACGGTGCCGCCTTGCGACTGCACCAGGCGGTTGAAGTCGGTCAGGGCGGCTGCGGCTGACACGGTGGCGACGAGCGAACCAAACTGCGCGTTGAGGCCGCCCAGTGGCAAGCCTGCCATGGCGCCATCGACGATGGCCTCCAGGTCACTCATCGCGGCGCGTGGGTAGACGAGTGGGTCCAGGTCAGCCATCAGCACGCGGATGCTGGTGGTGTCGAGCACGCTGCGCATCGTGGATTTGAGCGATGCGAACGCGGCATTGATCTCGGTAACACGGGGCAGGGCACTGGCCGCGAACCCTGAGACCATGGAGACGATGGAGTCTGCACTCAGTGAGCGCGCCTGCTGACCCAGGGCAATGATGCGATCGAAGCTGCGGGTAGAGGCCCGCTTGGCGAAGATGGGCGCGCTGATGTTGTGGCGCAAGAACCGGATGGACAGCGTGCAAGCCTCACGCACCTCGGCCTCGTGCTCAATGGCCCAATGCGTAGGCACCACGGTGATGGCACCAAACACCGGGTGCACCAGCCGGCCAGGGCCATTGGTTTGCAGCGCCTTGCGCAGTGCTTTCAAGGCATTTTCATAGGTCGGCCCACGCAGGATGGCACGCACCTCGATGCTGTCCGGGTCGTTGCCCATGTCCTGCAGCTCGGCGCCGTCCATGTAGGGGCGCTGGTGCACGGCCACCGTCTTGGATGCCTGGTCGGAGGTGTTGGTCACCTCAAAGGGCACACCCCGGAACGAGGCGTCTTGCAGCATGGCCCAGCTCATTGGCGCCTCGCCTTCTGGTCTTGCCGTGTCGTGACGGTCGATTCGATCTGGCGGCCGTCCAGGTGCAC